AGTTCCAATACCAACTCTATTTGTTGAAATATGTAAAGGAGTAGCGGTAGAAGCTCCTGCAGCAGTCTGTATTTCTATATTCTTGGTAGCAGTGCCACTATTTATATCTACACCATCATCATCTACTACAACTATTCTATCGTATGTTGATGCTATTGTTGCGCCTTTTATATTTGTTGCCATTTCAGATATCCTTACTAATGCGTTATTCTTTTGCTATTAAATATTCTATTTCTGTAGTCTCACTAGAACTACACTTTACATAAATATCATTACAATCAAGAGGATCATCTACACCTGTTTTAGCACCTCTAATATTTATACTTGCCTCAGGTGGTATAATAATATAATAATTACCACTTACGCCATTTAATGATAATAATACTTCGTTTGTTAATCCTAAATTCTTTATATATAAAAAAGCACAATCAGTACCCTCGGAATTAGAAGCTATTTGAGTAGGAGAAGCACTTAATGAAAGTCTGCCACTTTTAGTTGGATATAATAATACATCTTCCCAATTAACGTCTACAAATTCTTCCCAAATATTCATATCTCCATGAGTAGCTGATGTCCATTTATCACTCCATTGAACTTCATTTATAACAGCAGTTCCTTTGCCACCTAATGTTTTACCTACTTCACTTTGAAATTCTTCATGGGTAATAGCTGTTTCCTCCATCTCTTTAATTTGAGTTGGTATTACATAAGTACTAAACATAACTTTTCTTGCGCTTGCCATTAGTTAGCTTTATAATATTCTACTGTTGAAGTTTGTCCAGACGGACATTTAACTTTAACTTTTGCAGAATTATGCACTTGAGAAGCAAATGCTTCACCGTTTGATAAAACAATAAGATAATTTGTTCCATCAATAGATAGCAATACATCATTATCACCTGTATTCTTAATATAAAAAAAATCATCAGAACTTGTTAAAGCACTAGACTCACTATCAGTTACTGCAAGTTCTGCTGTATAATTCCTTGTACCTCCTGCTTCAGTAGTAGCTAATGTAGGATTTCCTATATCTCCAGTTCCTGAAAACTTTTTACCAGCATCACTATCTAAGTAATACCTATCTCCAGCACTATGTTGCTCTTGCGGTGTAGCATGATTTTTATATCTTACTCTATAAGTAGTAGCCATTATCTAGCTCCTTGAGGTTGTCTTGGAGCAGCTATACCAAATGCTTCAGTATATTGCTGTCTTAATGTATTGTACTGAGCTTGTAATCCTTGCATTTTTGCGCCATGTTCTTGAACTTGTCCTGCAATATCTGCTTGATATGCAGTTATTTCATTTTGAAATTTTTGCAATTTACTGCTATACTCTGTTATTTGCTTTTGTTGTTCTAAATCTGCATCTTTTTGAGCTTTTGCTGATGCTACCTGAAGCTCTTGTAAAGCTTCTTGAACTGTAGATTGATATTCAACATTAGCATCATTAAATATATTTAATTGATTTTGTACAGCTGCTTGATATGCACCTATATATGAATTAATTTTTTGTATTTGAGCTGCTGCCAATTCCGTATCTTCTTCTGTTTCTATTAGGTCTGCAAGCACATCGTACCAGTGATTAAAGTTGATTTGATCTTCTGCAGTTCCAGCGGCACCTGCTACAATTGTCCCAGTAATTTCTTGAGTGTCTCCTGTTACTACAGGCGCTGTATAAGTAGGAGCAGTTCCTAAATTACCAGCTGTTTGCAATGTCACAGTTGCTCCTGCAAAACTTGGTGCAGAAGGAACATCAGGCGGTACAGCTGTAATTGATAAATTAGCTATCCCACCTATAGTTGCTTGCACTAATCTCATTGATGCATAAATTGTTACTAAATAAATTTTATCACTTGGAAAGTATTTTATATCAGTATCGTTATAAGCTAATGCTGCTCCACTTGCATCTACAGGAGTATTATTTACATAATATATTTTATAAGCATTTGGATCTGATCCAGGAACTGGAAATACACTAATTTTTCCATCTTCATCTTGCATGTATGCAGGATTTATTGCAGAAGCATAATTTAAACTATCTGGATCTGTTACATCAAATTGCAATCCTAAAGATATTTTATTACATTTTCTCCATTGATTATTAGTACCATCTTCACGAACAACATTAATAATTTTAGCACCATTTAAATCAGCACCATTAGATGTTTGTTCTGCTGTTACAGCCATATATAAATCTGCATCTTGAGGTCTAATAGCTAACCATTTATTAGTAACATCTATTACACCATCTTTTAAAAATTGCGAAAGCTCATCAGTATCAGATACAGTGAGCGAAGTTAAATCTTGAACTTGTTCTTGAAAAGTTGCCATTTATTATTCCTAAGGTGTCCACCCCCTCTAGAAGAGACCCCACATCTCTACAGAGGGAGTGAACGATTTTAGTTAGTTAACCAGCCTGTGTAAGAGTTAATCCATCTTGCTCTTTTACCATCCCTGATAAGTACCAATTAGTTCCATCAGACCATACATGGCAGTGATCTCCATGTACAGCCTTTCCATTTTTAAAACTAATAGTATCTGCATCAGTAACAGTTGCAACACTTCCTGCAGCATCTTCTGCTGAAGAAACATTACCTACGATAATATTTGCACTTCCATTTGTTACTATCGTATGATCCCCACCGCTTGGCTCTGTAGCTCCGACATAAAACCAGAACTGCAAACCAGCTGCAGGTGCAGGTAATGTGCTTGCAAATGCAGTAGCTGAGTTTAATACGAAACGAGTTCCGTTTTCACTAGCTGCAATTACATTAGCTCCAGTCACTGCTTCAGTTACAACTTTACAAGTAGAGTTAATCTCTGAAGCACTAGCTGTTAAATCACTTACTACACCAAAATCAGTCTCTGATATAGAGCCTAATTCGGTAACTTCAGCATTAGTGATCTCAGCATTAGGATTGTTGGCCAACCAGTATTTACCTTTAGTTTGTGCCATAATCTACCCTCCTTAAACTGTTGAAACAGCTGGCCCGTCAAAGGCATCAACTGCGTTAGCAAGACCAGATTCTCGGCTCATCATACACCATCCTATAATGGTTCCATCTTCGTCTGCAGCGTTTACAAGGGATATAGCGTCTCCAACTGCTGCAAATGTTACAGTGTTTCCAACTGCTGCGGCATTTGCAATAGTAAGAGTAGCATCACCGCCATCTTTTACCATAATAATATGTTTTTGAGCACCAGCTACAGATGAAGCTGCTAAAGTAACAGCAACAGCTCCGCCAGTTGTGTCAAGAAATGTTACTGGAGTAGTTATACTACAAGCACCTGCTCCAGTTAACGCTTCTGTATCAAGAACATTATTAGCAATTTCACTATCTGCTTTATTTTGTCCATATAATGGATTTGCCATGATTTATTCTCCTTATGTCCATAAAGCGTGAGTTTCTGGACAACACCATTCCATTCCCGCTTCAGTTAAGATTTGATCTACTCTACGGTCGACACCTGAGTTCTCTAAAGTTTGAACTCCTACGTAGATTCCAGTATCACGATTAATACCATTACCAACTAATGGGCGATAAGCACAATATTTCATGTTAATACCAAGAATTTTAACATTAGTACCATCTAAATGTATATTACGTGCAATATTCATATCACCATATACAGTTGAAATAGTTGTAATGTCAATTCCAAATACTTTTTTCTTACCAGCTAATGAAAAATCAGCTCTATAATTAGAAGAAGATTCTACATTATTTCTAAAGTATCCAGATAACTTATGTAGCCAATTGTAAACTGCTGTAGAACAGAAGAATACAGTTGAAGCAGCATTATTATATCTTGGATCCAACATTGCTGACATATCATCAAGAAAATCATCTTGAGTTTTTGTATTAACATTTAATGAAAAAGAATTTCCATATTGGCTAATCCAATCTACAGCGCCTTGAGTAGTATTATGAGCTGTATTTTGCTGACCAAATAGTAATGCATTTTCAATATCGTATTTATGCTCAATAAGCTTTTGCTTCCAAATACGAGCCCACTCATTACCTTCGTACTTTAATACAGTAGCACGATCAGTATTATTCATAACACAAGATGTTTTAAATATTTGAGTTTGACCTGTAGATGTTAAGTAAGGCTGATCATTCCAAGTTTCTGGATAACCAGTACCAGCACCAAAAGCAGTACCTGTTACATAACAACGATATGGCTCAAGAGCTTCATTTTTACCAGCAAGCAAAGCATCACTTGGCTCACCCATAAAGAATTTACCAGCAGCTATTCCTTTTACAACTGTACATCTT